AGGGTGGAACGATGACTGCAAGTTATGTTGTTGACATGGGACATCCGGAGATCAATGCCCTCAAAGACAATCTCCAGAAACTCTATCACGACAATGGAATCGGTTACAAGCTTTTAAGCTCTATGCTTGGAAACGTGTCATACACACAACTCAGGACTATCTTTTCAAAAGTTGGTGTCGAAAGAAGAACTGGTACACGTTGCATAACTGAGGGTCTCAAGAAAGTAAGATCAGAACGTGCAAGAAAATCTAATCCCTGGAAAGACTGGACTGGAAATCCATCACTCAGTCAAATGCAAAGTAAGTCGAAAAGGCATCTTGGAGGGTGGTATCTCAATCGCAAAACTGGAAAGTATGCCTGGCTTCGTAGTTCATGGGAATTTGGTTACGCAAAATATCTGGATAAGCAAGAAAAGCACTGGGATATCGAGGCTAGAAGCTACTTGCTAAGTGATGGTCGATATTACAGGCCAGATTTCTTTGTTTATGAAAATGGATGTCTTGCTGAGATCATAGAAGTCAAGTCGACATGGTCCAATGGAGCCATGAACAGGATTGAGAAGTTTGAAACTTTTAAGAGAGAATACCCCCAGATACCTGCAAGATTAGTCGGTGATGAACTTTTCGAATTGATCGGAAAAACACCTGCACAGAACTTATTAGAATGGAAACATTCAAGAATCATGGAGAAAACTGATGTTTGAACCTGCCATCCTCACTGAGTGGGATGAGATAGCCGATATTTCGGCTATCGATAACGAAGACGTCTACGACCTGACAGTAGAAGGCGTTCACAACTTCTTTGCGAACGATGTACTTGTTCACAACTGCGGTGAAATCCCGCTCAGTCCGTACGATTCTTGTCGGCTGATGGTCGTTAATCTCACATCCTTTGTGACCAATCCTTTCACTGACATAGCTGAATTTGATTTCGCCTCTTTCCAGGAAGTTGTCATAAAGGCACAGCGACTTATGGATGACCTTGTTGATCTTGAGGTCGAGTGTGTTGATCGGATCCTGGAGAAGATTACAAACGATCCCCAGCCTGATCATGTGAAGTCTACGGAGTACCAGCTCTGGCGTAAGATTAGGGCAGCAGGTCTTAATGGTCGTAGGACAGGCCTTGGCGTGACAGGCCTGGGTGATGCTCTCGCAGCACTTGGTCACAAGTACGGTTCTGATAAATCAATTCACATGACTGAGGCGATATACAGCCACCTCGCGATGGGAGCACACTACTCCTCGCTTATCCTTGCAAAGGAGCGCGGCGCGTTCCCAGTCTGGGACTACGAGAAGGAGAAGGATCACAAGTACCTCAACAGTGTCATGTCTGCAACAAATGGCTTCCGGAATGATGCGCTTGACATGTGGAAGACGACAGGTCGCCGCAATATTGCTCTAACGACTACAGCTCCTGTCGGTTCGATCTCCTGTCTCACGCAGACGACATCGGGTATCGAGCCTGCCTTCCTCCTCTCCTACAAGCGTCGTCGCAAGATCACTCAGGGAGACACAAAGGTGGTTCCTGATTTCGTTGACCCGATGGGTGATAAGTGGCAGGAGTACACAGTCTACCACCACTGGTTCAAGAAGTGGATGGATGTCACTGGAAAGACAGATCCTAAGGAGAGTCCTTACTGGGGTGGCACAGCCAATGACATCGACTGGGTAAAGTCAGTCGATATTCAGGCAGCAGCCCAGAAGTGGATCGATCACTCCATCTCTAAGACATGCAATCTTCCAAATTCAGCGACACGAGAGACTGTGGCTGACGTCTACATGAGAGCCTGGAAGAGCGGATGCAAGGGTTTCACCGTCTACCGAGATGGCTGCAGGACAGGAGTTCTGGTCTCCACCGACGAGCCCAAGAAGGAAGACAAGACGCAGTCTCCTGACGAGATGCACAGGAACGCACCCAAGAGACCTCGCGATCTACCGTGCGAGATTCATCGCGTCAACGTCAAGGATGAGTCAGGTAATCCCCAGTCTTGGATGGTTCTCGTCGGAATTAAGGAAGGAAGACCCTACGAGGTCTTCAGTGGTCTCGCGGAGCACATCGAGGTACCCAAGAAGATCAAGAGCGGTACACTCGTCAAGAATGGCAAGGTGAATGGTCTCGCAACGTACAATCTCAGGGTTCCAGTTGGTGATGGTGACGAGATTGTCTTCAAGGACGTCGTCAACCTGTTCAACAACCCGACACAGGGATCTTTTTCCCGAACCATCTCGCTTGCCCTGCGACACGGTATTCCTGTCAACTTCGTTGTCGATCAGCTCCAAAAGGACACAAGCGCCGACATGTTCGCATTCGCCAGGTGCATGGCTAGAGTTCTGAAGGGTTATATTCCAGACGGCACTAAGTCCACAAACGAGAAGAAGTGCAAGGACTGCGGCAGCGATCAGGTCTTCTACATCGAGGGTTGCATCACCTGTAGCTCTTGCGGTTCATCGAAGTGCCAGTGAGATAGTCCCTCTAACATTCCAGGTATGAACAACGCAGAGGATGTGAAGTATAACTTCGATTGAGGTATCATGAATATCGTAGCAGAATACATCTGGCTAGATGGAAGCCAGCCAACGCAGAAGCTCAGAAGCAAGACAAAGATCTTCCAGTTCAAGGATTTCGATAGGTCCCTGAATCTCAATGATGTTCCTACCTGGACATTTGACGGATCATCCACTGGTCAGGCGACAGGTGATAAGAGCGACTGCTTGCTTATACCTGTGTACTTCATCCCTGATCCAACTAGGGAGAAGAACTACGAGAGACTGCACGTCCTGGTGCTCTGTGAGGTCTACAACGCAGACGGTACTCCTCACTCAACAAACACCCGGGCACATCTCAGGAACATCGCGAAGAGAACCCAGGAGCAGGAACCGCTGTTCGGAATCGAGCAGGAATACACCATGTTCAGGGACGGTCGTCCGCTTGGCTGGCCCACCGGTGGATATCCCCCGCAGCAGGGACCATTCTATTGCGGTGTCGGTGCTGATGAGGTCTTTGGACGTGAGCTGGTCGAGGAGCACATGGCTGCGTGCCTCGATTCAAGGATCTTGCTCTGTGGTATCAATGCCGAGGTGATGCCAGGTCAGTGGGAGTTCCAGATTGGCACTGCTGATGCGCTGACTGTCTCTGATCACCTTATCCTCGCGAGGTGGTTGCTCTACCGGATTGGTGAGAAGCACGGTATCACCTGCAAGCTTGATCCCAAGCCCGTTGCAGAGTTAAATGGTGCAGGTGCGCACACCAACTTCTCCACGAAGGCAATGAGAGATCCAGGCGGTCTGGCCAGCATTGAGGATGCTTGCAATCGGCTGCAGGATCGCCACGATCTGCATATCTCGAACTATGGTCACGGAATCGAGAATAGGCTCACTGGTCATCACGAGACTTGCTCTTACAGGGAGTTCCGCTGGGGAGTGAGTGATCGAGGTGCTTCTATCCGGATCCCACTCCATGTTGCTCATGCTGGTTGCGGATATCTCGAGGATCGTCGACCCTGCGCAAATGTTGATCCGTACGTTGTCACACGTCTCCTCCTTGAGACAGTCTGCGAGGCGGAGTGAAACCTGCAAAGATCGAGATACTTCTCAAGGTTGTTGTCTGGAGAATGTTCTCGATGTGCTATGGGTTCACCATAGCTTACTTCTTCACAGGAAACGCGGCTGAAGCTGTGAGCATGGTGATCATCACCGGCACCACTCTCACCATACTACAGTGGCTATTTGAAATCGGCTGGGATAAGCACATAAGGAGTGAAATAAGAGATGCCCTTTCAGGACAACAAGGTCGAATTGGTTGGATGGTATGGGTCAGACGAGACTCACGCTCTCTCCGCCTGGACAAGCACAAGCAGGGAGATGACGGAAGAGAAGCGTGGAAGGATTCCCAAGCTTCTCAAGATGCTCGCTGAGCAGGGTCATCACACCGTCTTCGAGAAGAGTTCACTCCACTTCCTTGTCACCGTTGATGTTGCCACCCACGTGCAGCTACTCAAGCACAGGATCGGAGTCTCAATCAACGCTGAGTCTGCGAGGTACAAGGAGCTCCGTGACGACAAGTACTACGTACCGTTTGACTGGCCTCTAGAGGAGAAGGCGAAGTACATCGCATTCATGGAAGACGCGCTGATGCGGTATCACGACACCCTCGACAGGCTTGTCAAGAACCATGGTATGACGAGGAAGAGAGCAAAGGAATCTGCCAGGTTCTACCTGCCGTACGGTAACCAGGTAACGATGGACCTAATGTTCAACTGGCGGTCTTTCTACCACTTCCTCCAGCTAAGGATGAAGCCGGACGCACAGAAGGAGGTGTTTAACCTCGCAGAGGAGATGCTCAAGAAGATCTCTGAGATCCCTGGAAATCCTTTCGAGCACACGATTGAGGCTTTTGGCCTAACGTCTCATCGCGTAGATGAGATGGCTGAGGAAGTTGAGTACTACTCTCCTCCGTACTAGCATAGTTAAATTAGGGAGGAAGCATGCTTCTAGCATTCGTTCTCGGCTGCGTAATGCACACGGTGAATAGCGGATATGAATACGATCTTGATCGACCTGTCATGGGACACTACGACAGGTACGGTCACTGGGTAGCGGGAAATCTACCTAGAAGGACTGTGACTTATTACCCGCCACCCTACTATTACGCAGGCTACTCGGGTTACAACAATCACAACCACTGTGATCACCGCCACAACCCAAGAAGGCGCTGCAACTGCAGGGGACATGGCAGATAGCTGCTCAATAGCAGTCATCCAGGGAGACTGTATTCTCCTCCTGCAGAGGGGCATGACAGATCCCTGGATGCCTGGTCGTTGGTGTTTGCCGGGCGGGAAGCTTGATCCGGGCGAATCTCTAGAGGAGTGCGCAGTCAGGGAGCTCCTCGAGGAAGCAGGAGTTCAACCCGGAGATCTACACCACTTCGAATCCCAGAGAGAAGGAGACAGGACTCACCACGTCTTTTACACTCTCTCTCACTTCGGCGATGTTACTCTGCCTGATGGTGAGTGTGACGACTTTTGCTGGGTCAACAGGGATGAGGCAAGGATATTTCCTCTCATTCCCCAGCTTTCGAGGAACATACATAGACTATTCGACCTAGCTGAGGGAGACTAGCAATGCCTTCAAAGTTCGTCCCAAAACCTGATAAAAGCGCTGCTGCCTTCGTAAAATCGGGCATAAAGAAGATACGAGACAGCGGCAAGAAGGCTGGTGTCGAAAAAGAAGAGATTGACAAAGAGGTCCGCAAGTTTAGGAAGATCTATCTCACTGTCCTTTATCATGCGATCAAGAAGCTCAATTACGAGAGAGACGAGGCTGAGGAGTACGCTTTGAACACCTACATCGACAAGGCAGAAAAGTGGTCAGCAGTCAAGTCTGCGCAGAAGAACGAGGTTAGGAAAGTTAGGCTTCCTATCATGATAGAGTCTCTGGATCTTAGCGACGAGGACATCATCGGTCTTGTCGAAACTATGCAGAAAAACATTAACATTATAAGTGTTAAGTAACCACTAAAGTGATATAAAGGTGGTATGTGGATTCCACCTAAATCACCTTTCAATCTGATTCAGGAAAAACTCTACCACGATCCCTGGAAGATCTTCGTGGCTTGCATATTTTGCAATCTCACGAAGAGGGTTCAATCAGAACCCATAATGTGGAGATTCTTCGAGAAGTATCCTACTGCACAGGATGCTGCTCTTGCCTCGCATGAAGAGGTTGCTGAGATGGTCTCCATCCTCGGATTGAAGAACAAGAGGGCGACGGCACTGATCCGCATGTCCCAGGATTACGTGTCAAAAGACTGGCGTTCCAATCCCGGGAAGAACCTGTATGCAATCGGCAAATATGCTGAGGATGCGTACAGGATTTTCTGCGTAGGTGATTGGCAGAATGTAGAGCCGCAGGATCACGCCCTTAACGACTACCACGACTGGTTGAAAGAACAGGCGAAGAAAGCGAGCTCTTCTCCCTTTAAGCAGAATCACTAGGAGGTCTCATTCCAGAGGGCCCAGAGGTCCGCACTGTCGCGGACGGCATCAATGCTTTCATGAAGTCGAGAACGATAACTGGAGTCAAGATCTTATCCGGGAGATATGCCCGTCACGGAGACCTTCAGGGATTCGATGAATTCACTGCGACCCTACCTGTCGAGGTTATAGGTGCTTCCTGCCACGGGAAGTTCATCTACGTGCACACAAAGTCTGACTGGAACATCTGGTGCACACTCGGAATGACAGGATCCTGGAGGCTCTCGCAGACGCCGCACTCGAGAGTAGAGGTCGAGACTGATGGAGGATCCATTTTCTTTACAGACATGAGGAATTTTGGTACCCTTGCTTTCGTGCACGGAAGCGGAAACCTCCTCAGGAAGATCAATTCAATGGGCCCCGACATGCTCTCGACCGACGTCACTGACGACGACTTTATAGGAATCATCAGATCTGACAAGAGGACGATCGCCGAGGCGGTCATGGATCAGTCTGTCATATCTGGCGTTGGAAACTATCTCAAGGCTGAGTGCCTCTACTTTGCGAGGATCTCGCCTCACAGGATGTGCAAGGATCTCACCGACGACGAGATTCGCAATCTAAACGCTTCGATCAAGAGCACCATCCGTCTCTCCTACAAGACAGGAGGTGCTACCATAAAGAACTATGCTGGCGTCAATGGCGATGTTGGGCAATACAGTTCTAGGTTTGCTGTTTATAGTTGCAAGGAGGATCCGCTAGGAAATCCTGTTGTCCGTGAGAAGACAAAGGACGGGCGGACCACTCACTGGGTTCCAAATCTACAGAGGTAAAAATGACATACAAGTTTTCCGACGAAGTAATCTCCACCATTGCAAGATCACTACAGGTCGCCATCCTCACGGGGACCGATGTCGTTGACAATCTTCGAGCGATTCGTGTCCTCACGAACGAGGACGGTGAGATTGTTCTCACCGATGATTATCGCAATGCTGAGCGAGACAATATTGACAGGATGCTCCAGGTCGCACAGGAGATGCAGGAAGCACCCACGGATAGCACTGAGGCAAACTGATGAGTGACAAGCTTGAGGTGATGTTCTCTCGCAGGGAAGATTTCATGCGAGCGTTGCAGGAGAGGTTTCCAGGATCTTATCCTGCGTGGCCGCTCGATCTCACTGACAAGAAGTCCCAGCAGTTTTGCAGGGACCTCACCCTTAGGGGCGTTGAGGAGGTATTTGAAGCGCTACAGCATCTCAAGAACACTAAGACTCATCGGATGACAGAGGTCACGGATTTTGACAAGGATGCTTTCCTCGAGGAGATAGTTGACAGCTTCAACTACTTCCTGTCTGTCGTGATCATAACTGGGTTCACTCCCGATGACCTCTATAGGGCTTACTGCGAGAAGGACAACAAGATCCACGAGAGGCTTCGAGATGGATATTAAGACTCTACTAGAGACTCAGCGTGCTTTCAATCACGAGATCTACGGTAACCTCCCAGATGAAAAGAAGGAGGAGATCACAAAGTCTCTGATGCTTGCTTTGCACGCTGAGGCTTCTAGCATCGCGAGTTCTGTGAACTTCAAGGATCACACGTCCCACAGGATCCAGATCAACAAGGACAAGCTCCTCTACGAGTCTGTCGACGCATTCAGGTACATCCTTGCTCTGTTGAACACCTGGGATATCAGCGCAGACTCTTTCTCCAGTGCATTCTCAGACAAGGACTCCTTCCTGTGGATTCGCAGGGAGAGCGAGAAGAGAACCTGGGCTGGGCAGGACGTTGTGCTCGTCGACATCGACGATGTTCTCGCCGAGTTCAGGCGCTGTTTCTTCGACTGGATCCACCACAGGTACAGCGTCGAGGTCGATCTTGAGGGTGAGAGCTACTACACCGTCAATCCTCTCGTCGATGCGGGCTTGCATCCAGAGAGCATCTTCCAGGAATTTCTCGCTTGTGGTGGGATGAGCAGGCTCGATCTTGTACCGGGTGCGCTCGCCTTCCTCGAGGAATTGCGCTCTGCTGGATTCTGGATACACCTCCTCACAGCGCGCCCAGAGGACAATCCCAGGTGCTTCTACGACACCTTCCTCTGGCTCAGGAGGGTCAACATCCCGTTTGATCGTGTGAGCTTCGCACCCGAGAAGTTCAGGTGGGCTTCCCAGTCGCCTTACTACGGAAAGTGCAAGATCATCGCGATCGACGATTCCCCGAAGCACAGTGCCGAGTACGCCAAGCACGGCATTCCTGTTGTGTCTCCTATCCTCTCCTACAACAAGGAGATTCACGGGCTGCCCGGAGTCCACACCTACGGAGACCTTGCTGAGGCAGCCGATCTCATCAAGCGCATTGCTGGTAAGTAAACCCTATAAAAATTCTGAAGACTGGTAATAATCAAACCTGGAGGATTCATGCCACAAGATACTAGCCTTGAACCAATTACTCTCCCCATGGCTCTTCGCTTCGGTGAGGAACCTACAACCGAATTCGTCAACAACCTCGATGCACTGACAATCCAGCTCATCGACTCTCCTGATCCCAAGACGATTCGACACGCTGTCTACTGTTTTGTCAAGTCCACCTGGGCTGACAAGCCCGTGTCTTTTGCGGACGCCACTGACGAGGACTTGTCCCGAACGATGGAGGATGTCTTTGCAGGACGCGCCCTGCCAGCTGCTATGGAGTTAATTGGCCTTACCTTCCTCGTCGGCGGTATCGATACACAGACTGTGACGCACCTCATCCGGCATCGTGCTGGTTCCTTCGCTGCACAGTGCACAGGCGATCGCTGGCTCTCGCACGAGCGCAGCCTCGTTCCCGAGTCTGTGCAGAACAGTCCTGAGATGTACGAGCGGTGGAAGAATCACGTTCGCGAGGGTAAGAAGCTCTACGCTGACATGGTCGACACCAAGAAGATCAGCCTAATGGATGCGCGGCACATTCTTCCCAAGTGTCTCGAGACATTCTACTACATGCGAATCAATATCGGTGATGCTCTTCGCTTCATCAAGCAGCGCCAGGATAAGCAGATCCAGCCTGACGAGGACAACATCATCGCAGCGCTCATGGCACGTGAGATCCTCCGTGTCTTCCCGGAGGCACACGTCGCGATTAATCTTCGTGAGCCCGCCTGGCACTACATCAAGACGTTCCGCAACGGTACCGGCACGAATCTCTACTGGCCAGACTCCGATAGCGAGAAGCATCTCACCTATCATCCCAACGATACGATCTATCAGTCAACTCGTGATGACATGAATGGCACTAATCCTCTGGACGATGTGACTCACTTCAGGAATCTCTGGAACAAGGCTCTGGCAGACATCGACGATATTGTCGCAAACTACAAGAACAGGAAGGTGTCAAAGTGAAGGCTTATCTAGCATCCGGCTGGTTTACTCCCAAGGCGATGGAAGAGGTTGAGGCTCTCGAGAATCTTCTCGAGGAGATCGGTGTCGAGTGTGCATCGCCTCGAAAGATCTTTGTGTGCCCACCCACGGCGTCTCTTGATGTGCAGAAGAGCACTTTCAAGGGCAACGTGGATCACATTCGCACGGCCGACTTCGTCCTCTGCAACACACGTGACAAGGACATGGGCACGATCTTCGAGGCAGGTGTCGCCTACCAGGCGAATGTTCCCATCGTCTACTTCGCACAGGGCCTCACTGGCAACTTCAACCTCATGCTCGCGCAGTCTGGTGTGAAGGTGACAACAAGTTACGATGAGCTTCGTGAGTACCTCTCCCGCTGCCTTGCTGAGAAGAAGGTGATCTTCGAACCCTACTACGGTCACATCGAGTAATCGTCTATCTGGTTAGAAACACCCTGCTTTTGCAGGGTGTTTTGATATTTAGACCCATGGCTAAGTCACTTCTAGAATCGCTGATCAGAGAGATCTTGAGCGAGTCATATTCAATACCTCGTCCACCCGGCTACGAGGAAGCTCTGCGAGACACGGAAAGAACAAACCAGAGTATCACAGACGAATTCGGCATCTCCATGAAGACCGTTTTCAGAGACAGAAAAGCTCGCGGCATCACAACGGGTCGAGAGAAGGGTCCTGACAG